CTCGGCTTCTGATTGTCTAAGAACATTTTTTCTTACCCATGCTTCAGAATAATACTTACCAACGAATGCGTCTAAATCATTTAAAGTTGAAATTCTTTCTCTTAGTATTTCAGCTTCTTTGAGTTCTACAAAATGACCATCTTTTTGAAAGTCATAACTTATATACTCTTTTGACTTCTTCCAATCATCTTCTGATACTATCTTTTTAAGTATCAGTTGAGTTCTTAGAATGTCGTCAAAAACCTTAGAGAATTTAACTCTAAGTCTATCAACAAATCGTGAAAACTTCACTTCATCTCTTGATATCTCTGTCGCTCTACCAATAGCGAACGCAGTTTCTGTCTCTAATCTAGAAATCGGTACGTTAAGAGACTTGTACAATTTCTTTTGAAAATATAAAATATCTTCAATCTCACCTAGATTCTGACCACCTGGTAGTGTCGTAATCTCTGTTCCTCGACCACCTTCTCTACGAGGTAACCAAAAGTCTTCAAGCATATTCATATGCTTTCTATCGTCTTTAACTTCACCAGTATCAGCGTTATACACCAACTTGTTACGATACGCTGTTTGTACTTCTTTCAAGTACTGTTCAGCTCTCGCTTTAGGTAAGTTACCTACATCAATGTAGAAGATTCTTCTCTCTGGAGCTCTTGATATTCTATAAATAACTAGAGCGTCTTCTAACATTCTTAGTTGGTTTATGGACTTCATAGCCTTATGTAAATACCCAACTACTACTTTCTGATTGTAATCCAGTAAACCCGAGGTTACATGAGTTACAGCATCAGAAGAAATTCTTAGTCTGACCTGTGTTATTACCACTTTTATCAAACCCTTCGTCATTATACAAGAAATATTCTGTTTCCTTTTGTATAATTTCGACATTTGTCTTTTCGTCTTTCTTCTTCTTAATCTCTCTAATCTTTCTGATTTTTTGAGGATCAATAGGTCTTAACCCCTGAATTCCTTTATTCTCATTTTTAGAATCTACCATTTTGTGAAAGTAGAGTCTACCGTCAACATACCATTTTCTAAATATGTCGTGAGACAATTCTCGGAATCCTAGTAATTCAAGAACTACATTAAATTCGTTACGAACCTTATCTTTAATACTGTCTGAAAAATGATTAACTCTATCTAAGTTAATCGCTACAGGAGCATCTAAATCGTTTGATGATATCGATTCGTTAACTATATCATCAATCGCTGAGTCACATTCAGGAACTAGAGACATTGTTCTGTATCGAGCAACAAGGTCGGCTTCGGTTTTTACACCACCTTCCATGTCAACGAACTGACCAATGACTCCACCTGTGGCTGCGAAACCACCCATTCCTTGGTCCTGTGATATTTCTATCGCCGAACCATCGTTTTGAGGTGGAACGAAGCTCTGTAACTTAGGAGCTTCGTCTCCCTTCTTCCTCTTTATTTCTAATCCAAATAATTCCATACTAATATTTATAACACATCAAAAGCGTTCTTTATAGAACTCTTTCAAAATGAGAATATTTGAATGTTACTTCAGATGTTGTAATTTCTTCCCCACCAGCTGCATCCATATCGATTGCCGCTAGAGTAGTTGGCCACATATTGAAAAATTCATATGTTGCTACTACAGAATCATCTCTTCCTAACTGAGAAATAGTCGCTTTGTCTACCATATAATCGTATCCAAGCTCCTCAACTGTAGAATCGTCCATAGGTACAATAGTACCCATCCACTGCTCTATAGCTGTTCTTGCCGAAAATTCTGAATCATTATAGATACCAACAGTCCAATCTTCGAATGATCTGTTACCAGCTAAGTTGAATGTCAACCCTCGGTGAATTATTTCTACAGGTTCAATAGTTTGTCCTGGTAACGCTGCAGTCTTACATAAAAACTGAATTTTGTTACCTGTTCTTGGTATGAATACCTCGAACCTATTGGCTCTGAGACCAGCTCCTACGAGGTTTGCTTTAAATTGGTTTATAGTTGCCATTTTTTACCTCCCTTATAAGTTTGTTGCTGATTCTTGAGCACCATCAGGAGCTCCATAGACTTCTTCGAAATCTACACCACTTCTTGATGCTACAAAAGTTAAAGTTATGAAGTTGATTGATCTAGCTGGCTTCACAAAGATTGAAGCTACGAACTGAGAAGCGTCAACAACGCCTGCTGTGTTATTTGTCTCGTCACAGATAACTGAGAAATCAAAAATTCCTCGTCTACCTTGAACTTGTCTTAAGAAAGGTTCAATGGCTGCTCTGAAATTAGCTCTTGTAAATGAATCGTTAAACTCAAATAGTTGGAACTTAGCTGCTGTTGAAATAGCTTTCTCTAACACTATGAACAATCTACGAACATTAATTCTTGAGAAAGCACTTGAGTCATTAGCTGCTAGTGTTTTATCTCCGAATAATACTGTTCCTTGTCCTGAAAATGTAACAACTGGATTAACTCTAGCTCTATAGAGTAAATCTCTATCAGCTTTTGTAGGGTTAAACGCTAGTTTTGTTACACCGAAAATTTGACCACGATTGAATCCTGCTGGTGAATACCATGCATCGTTCGTAAAATCAGTTCTAGCACATAGTCCAGCTACTGATCCGTTGTCTGGTACATACGCGTACCTGTCGTTATATCTGTCATATTGGTACAACCAATTTGAACTCATTACAGCGTAAGATGAACCGTTTAAGGTATCTGCTGTAGCTTTAACATTAGACGCTCCCGACACTCCTGAGTCAACACAATCGGACTTAGTTGGTGAGAAAAAGACTACACAGTCTTTTCTGTCTTCTGCTATATTCATTAATTGATTATAGTAACTTGTTAATTCGGCTCTAGTCGTAACTGCAGTACCACTTCCATCGTCTGCTTGACCTGTGCCGGATATCATTAAACTGATATCTTGATTATCTGCACTACCAAAATGTGTATTCCATGCTGTTATTTTTTGTCCTGTAGTCGGTTGTCTTCCGTCATTACCATTAGTAAATGAAAGAGAATCAGGTAAAGTACCTGTACCGAAAGTAACACCAGCAGCAGCAGAACCAGCTGAACCCATAGTAGAACTATGGTCTAACCAGAAAACATACTTACTTTTGGCTTCAATAACTGAAACATAGTAATTACTTGCACCGAAGTCATCTTTAGCATCTGAAGCTTTTGATAAAGACTCAAATTTTTCTAAAATTGTTCCAGGAGTACCTGAAATTTCACCATCTTCGTCAAGAACAATGATATGAAGTTCGTCTGTAACACCAGCACTTGATCTACCAGCCGCAAAAGCTGATGTGCCAGGAGCACCGTTGAACTGTCGAGCGAATTCCCACTCTCTTGAGATTGCACCACCACTTGAAACAGCGGCTGTCAATCCTTGAGTAGAATCATCTTCTTGAGCAATTGTAATTGTTGCGGCTCCAGTTGTACCAGAGTCAAAAGTAATTGCTGATATTTTATATCTTGTAGTATCTGACGCTATAGCTGTGATAATGTCACCAACTATGAATTTCTCACCTAGAGTTACTTCGATTGAAGTACCACCTAAGGCAGATGTTCCATTTGTTGTTGTAACACTAGCTTGAGCATAAGGGTTAGCACCACCACATACTGAAATTTTAAGTGAATTACCTAAGGCTCCAGCACACCTAGCACCATAATTTCCAACAGAGGCTGCACCCGTGTTGTAATTATCGCGATAGTGAGTTAAGTTTTTGATTAACAAAGACTGCCCACTTGTTGTTGTCGCGTTTACCATATTGGTAGTTGCGATTCTAACTACTTTTAAGTCTATCCCGTAATCCAGAAAATTACTAGCTGAGTAAAAATACTCTGCTGCAATATCTGTACTAGCGGGTTCCCCAAAGGATTCTACAAGTCCTTTACCAGAACTAATTGTAGTAACTTCTTCGGCTGGACCCCAACCGAAATGACCACAATAAGCTCCTGTAGAACTTGAGACCGCAGGAATAACATTAGTAGCATCTATTTCTTGAACCTGTACACCAGGCGAAACTTGAAATGCCATGTTTATTATCTCCTAATTGATTTTTTATAGCTATAAAAAATTTATTATTAAACGAATA